CTAAATGTAAGTTTTTTATTTTTTGAGGAAGGTTGAGTAGTGCTAAATGTTGCAATATCAATCTTAGGTAAACCCATAATATCTCCTAATTATATAATTATTATTTTTATGTATCAAAGTGACCGGATCATTCTCCACCGGGAATAAGCCATCACGACTTGCAATCTTATTACATCCTGAGAGCCGTAAGTTAATGTGACAGGATTAATTTGTTTGGGAAATGCTTCCATTATTTCTACATGATAATCATCGTAAGACGTAGAACCATCCACCGCATTAGCATGTAAATTTGTTCCAAGTTTTTTTATACCAAAACTTCCACAATACATGTCTGGATAAGTTAATATATTTTGTACCATTGAACCTTCCAACTTAGAATCAGTGAGAGAAACGATATCATCCATCCATCTATCGAAAACTTTTTTAACAAACATATCATCTGTTAGTATGAAAGATAAAGTCATTGTTGGATTAAAATTATTAGAGTGGACATATGATCTAGATACACTACCTGTTCTAAATTCTGTAGTCGCTAAATTTCTTCCAGGTAAATTTGCGGCATCACACATAAATTTAAAATCATTTATATCATATCCAAGCGATTTCGCAATTCCACTCACAGCAACACCATATGGACCTGTAAGTAGATATTTGTTTGCCTTTGCGGGCCCTTTATGTTTGTTTATCGCAGCGATGAAATGTTCTGCTTGTTTAAATCCTGCTGGCATTATATTATCCTTTGTGAATCTTCCCAGACTTTTTCTTTTCTGGTATTAAAACGTTCTATTGGTAAAAATATTGCAAATTTTAACTGTTCAATTCCTTCTATTACCATACCATTTGCTCCTTGAACATGACTCATTAAATATCTTTTAATACATGGTCGAGTCACTTTATTTCTTTTTAATGTATTCCAATTAATTATATTTCCAAATGCGACGGCATCTAATAGTCTTGCTCTATGTTGATATGGTAAATAATGAAAATTTAATCCTATAAATCCGTCAACTTCTTTACTTATGATCATTGATAAAGGAAATCTGTCATAATATGGTAAAGTTTTTTCATGTTTTGCCTTATATGAGAATAATGTTAATCTAGCTTTGGTCATTCTTCTCTTTTGTACCAAATTAGACCCTTCCATAAACTGATCAGCGGTCATACTAGAGTCATCTAATTTAACATTTAAATTTCTTCTAAAATTTCTAATTTTATTTTGTAACCATTGAGCAGATTTTATATTTTCTTGCGGAATTTTTTTCCTTTTTATCACATCTTGTAAAATATCTATTAAATTTCCACTAATTTTCGGTGTTTCGGCCATTTTTCCTTCTTTTTCTGATTCCTAAGTCATATTCATCTAGAATTAAGAAATTCCATCCACTATTTTTACAAAATTCGGTCGCGGCTTTCCATTTCGCCTCATTTACGCCCCATTTTTTGGCTTCCCTGATGAATTTTCTCGATTTTTCCTTCATTTTAGGCGGTTTTGTCTCTTTGTTCGGCTTGACTTCGATAATTACGACCTTTTTATTCGCAAACTTAACCCAAAAATCCGGAAAATAGCGATGAATTTTTCTATCAACCGGTGATCTATAAGGAATAATGATTTCTTCAGACGCCCATTGTTCTACTTGAGAACTTAAATCCAACTTTTCCATCACTTTTCTTTCCCAACCAGACCTATAAATGATCTTTGTAGGATTACCCTTATATTTATTAGGATTCTTTGGTTTGTATTTTCCTTTGTATGCCATATAAATAGAAATGAATAGTTTTTTAAGATACATTTATATTTAGAGAGAAAAGCAAAATGTCAGATCCAAATACAATGAATTCTGTAGCTACTAGAGTTAGTGGAGGAGGAGTAGGAAGCAGCCCATATAATAACGTAGGTTCAGTATTAAAATATCCATTAACTTTAGGAGAAGTTCATACGGATACTCAAAATTTTATATTATTTCATGCGAAACCGGGAGGACCTAGAAAACGCAGTGGATCTGGTGGTTGGGACACTTCTGACATAGCATTACATATTCCACCTGGATCAATGAAAACTAAATTTACAGGAAATTTTACACCCCTAACAGGTGGAGCACTTTTTGAATCTGCTGGCCGTACTATGGGAGCTGGTATGACAGGTGGAGCTATCGCATCCACAGTAGCAACAAGGTTTAAGGGAGTTGCTGCCGTAGTTGGTGTTTTAGCGGGAATAGGAATGAATGCTATTGGGGAAGGTTGGTCAGGTGGAGATTCCATATCTGAAGCAGTAGCAAAAGGGATAAAAAAACTGCCTGACGAAGCCAAAAAGTTTGCAAGCAGTGCGGGAGCATTAGCGATAGCAAATTTTGGTGGAGCTTTAGCTCCGGTGTCAGCTATGGAAGGAGTGGGGATAAATCCACATATCGCTATGATATATCAAGGCCCTGGAGCATTTAGAACACATGATATGTCATTCGATTTTTGGCCAAGAAGTTATACAGAAGCTGTTGCGATAAAACGTATTGTTCAAACTTTTAAAAGAAGAATGTTACCAAAAATGCATAACTTTCTTGGAATGAAAAGTGTATATTTTGATTTTCCACATGAATTTTTTATTGATTTTTTTATTAGTACTGCAACTGGACCTAAAAGATTTGATCAAATGGGAATAAGAAGGTCTGTATTAACAGCTATGGATATAAATTTTGATGCATCAGCTTCCGGCCCGGCATTTTATGATAATCCAGTTGGTGATCCACTTCCAGTACATACAAAATTAACATTAGTGTTTCAAGAAACAGAATTTATTTTAGATAATCCGGATCTACTAGACCAATCTACTTCTGATTCTGTTCAATCAACTGAGATAGCACCTACAGTTTCTTCACCCGTTGCCGCGGCAAACGTTAGTGCACCGGCACCCTCGGGCGGCACATGGTTAGCGGCGTATAAACGAGCTCGCGCTATCAAACCTGGCACTCACTTCACATGGGGTGGAGGTGATGATCATGATCCGGGTGAATATCATAGTTTTGAAAAAGGTGAGGGGGGTTATTAATAATGTCAGAATATTTTAAAAATATGCCAGCATTATATTATAGATTTGATACCGGCACAAATCATGCTGGAAAAAAAATAGATATAATTCATCAAAAATTGGTAACTGATATATCATTAAGACATAGAATAAAAACTACTGTAAAATCAGCCATATATACTCGATATAATTATGATATTCCTGATGGAGAGAGACCTGATACACTATCTCTTCGATATTATGGAGGGTTTGAATACGTTTGGCTTATATTCTTAGCAAATAATATTCTTGATCCTGTTTTTGATTGGCCATTATCTCAAAATGAATTACAAAAACATATAATATGTAAATATGGAAGTTTAGAAGCTGCTAATAGTGGAGTTCATCATTATGAAGAAGTAATACAAAAATTACTTCCAGCAAGTGCGGGACAAGAAAGAATAGAAGAGAGATTTTATGAAGTAGATGAAACCCGTTATGATATCGTTACAGCAGAAGGCAATGGAATGGAAAGATCTGTGTCCAATTATGAATATGAAGTCCTACATAATGATAGTAAAAAGAAAATTAATTTAATAGAGAACACTTGGGCTGAACAGATTTTAGAAACAGCAAGAAATATGTTTAGTTAAGGTATATAAATGGCATCTAAAAGTTATGATTCAATTATTTTCGACGGTAGCAGTCTAAAATCGGCGCAAAAAGTTCCTGAGTATGCGGGACACGTTAAAATTAATCATTTTAATTTAATTAGTCCTAATAATTTTCCCGGCGGTGTTGTTGATCTTTCACGCATGTTTACTAGATGTGAGATTACTGAAAATATATTCTCTCCTTATGTTAGTGGATATGTAGATATTGGTGATGCAATTGGTTTATTTGAAAGAATACCCATTATTGGCGAAGAACTTTTTCATATATCTTTTCAATCTGTTGGAGCAGATATATCTGAAGATAAAATAGATAGATATTTTAGAGTTGTAAAAGTAACAAATTTTAATGTAGATCCTAAAAATGATAGATTAGTTACTTATACTTTAAATTTTACTAGTA